AATTGAGGTACATTGGTCTGAGGTACCAGGTAGAGATGAAGAATGGAAAGAACAAACAATACGAAATACATCACCAGAACAATTCCAACAAGAGTTTGAATGTGAATTTTTAGGTTCTGTAAATACGCTTATATCACCAGCAAAAATTAAATCAATGGCGTATTTTGAACCAATAAGATCAGGTGGTAGTGTAGATCAATTTGAAGAACCTATTAAGGGTCACACATATGCAATTACAGTTGACGTTGCAAGAGGTGTTGATAAAGATTATTCTGCTTATGTTGTATTTGATGTAACACAAATGCCATTTAAGATTGTTGCTTTATATAGAAACAATGAAGTAAAACCATTTGTCTTTCCTAATTTAATAAGTGAAATTGCATTAAGATATAATCAAGCACACATATTAGTAGAGGTAAATGACATAGGACAACAAATTGCTGAGGCATTAAACTTTGAAATTGAATATCCTAATCTTATGATGTGTACTCAAAAAGGTCGTGCAGGACAGATACTAGGTGCAATGTATAGTGGTCGTGGTTCATCTTTAGGGGTACGTATGACTAAGGCTATCAAAAAAGTAGGTTGTGCAAATTTAAAGACACTTGTTGAGGGAGATAAGTTATTAGTTAATTCATTTAAGATCATACAAGAGATGTCAACTTTTGCTAAACGTGGCTCTAGTTGGGAAGCTGAAGAAGGATCAAATGATGATCTAGTGATGTGTTTAGTTATATTTGGTTGGGTATCTAATCAAGGATATTTTAAAGAATTAACTAATCAAAATGCTCGTCAACAGATGTATATAGAACAACAAAATCTAATAGAACAAGATATGGCACCTTTTGGATTTATAGATGATGGTATTAATACAGATCCAATGAATGAGGAAACTGTAGATGAGTATGGAACAAGGTGGGTGCCTGTTGTCCGTAAGAACCATTAGTCAGGTTTATAGTAATTATAAATAGAAGTAGAATGAAATTTGACTATGGGCGTAAGAAAACTTACGATAAATGAGATTATATGAGTAAAATAATTAGCTAATTAGAGGAGAAAACTATGGCATTTCAAGTATCACCTGGTGTTCTCGTACAGGAAAAAGATTTAACAAGAATCATTCCTGCTGTTTCAACTTCTATTGGTGCCTTTGCTGGTCAATTCAATAAAGGTCCTGTAGATGAAATAGTATCTATTTCTAGTGAACAAGAACTTGTAGATACGTTTGGTAAACCTGATTCAAGTAACTTTGAATACTTTTTCAGCGCTGCTAACTTCCTACAATATTCTAACGCATTAAGAGTAGTACGAGCTACCCAAACAAGTGCTGTAAACGCAACTGCTGACGGCAGTGGTTTACTAGTAAAGAATACACAAGACTATGAAGATAATTACTCTGGAGGCGCAGGATCAGTAGGAACATTTGCTGCTAGATCACCTGGTGCTTGGGGTAATAATATATTAGTATCAGTTTGTCCGAGTGCAAACGCATATGAACAAACTTTAGCAACAAGTAATCAAGTAGATGACGCAAGTACGGCTGTCGGAGACACTACAATAACTGTAGATGACGGTACTGCTTTCAACGTAGGAGATGTTATTGAATTTTCAACAACTGCTGCTACTACTGACTTCACTACTGGTGAAAAATATAGAGTAACAGCTATCTCAACAAATGATTTAACTATCGTTCAGCACCCTAGAGGTTCTGGTGGTTTAATTACTGCTGTTGTAGATGACGCAAGAATAAAAAGAAGATGGAGATATTATGATTTAGTTGACGGTGCTCCAGGAACTTCAGCGTGGGCTTCTACAAGAAGTGGCTCTGCTGATGAACTTCACGTAGTCGTTATTGACGAAGACGGAGCAATTTCAGGTGTTCCAGGAACTGTTTTAGAAACTTATTCTAAACTTTCTAAAGCTTCTGACGCAAAAACTCCGCAAGGAGATGTTAACTACTATCCAACTGTAATACAAAATAAATCGTCTTACGTTTATTGGATGGATCATCAAATATCTGATAATACAGGTTGGGGATCAGCCGCTGCTGGACAAACATTTGGCGCTGGCGTTCCTGTGACTGTATCATTAAGTGGTGGTGTAGATGGATCTGCTGTAACTGACGGACAGTTAAAAACTGCATACGAAAAGTTCCAAGACGCAGATACAACTGACGTTGGATTAATAATTGCTGGACCAAGTGGTTCAACAACACACATTGACAATCTAATCACAATTGCTGAAAATAGAAAAGACGCAATTGTTTTTGCTTCTCCACAAAGAAGTGATGTAGTAAATATCACAAACTCAAATACACAGAAACAGAATGTTGTTGATTTCTTTGATTCAATACGTTCTTCTTCATACGTTGTATTTGATAGTGGTTACAAATACTGTTACGACAGATACAATGACGTTTACAGATATGTTCCATTAAACGGAGATATTGCTGGATTAGCTGCAAGAACAGACATAATTGCTGACTCTTGGTATTCACCTGCTGGATACAATAGAGGTGTAATTAGAGGTGCTGTTAAACTTGCTTTCAATCCTACAAAATCACAAAGAGATGAGTTATATCCAAAAAGAGTTAATCCTGTAGCTACATTCCCTGGACAAGGTACTGTACTATTTGGAGATAAAACTGGATTATCTTCTCCAAGTGCATTTGATAGAATCAATGTAAGAAGACTTTTTATTACTTTAGAAAAGGCGATTGCAACTGCTTCTAAATTTCAATTGTTTGAATTCAATGATGAATTTACAAGAGCAAATTTTAGAAACATTGTAGAACCTTTCCTAAGAGAAGTACAAGGTAGACGAGGTATCACAGACTTTTTAGTAGTATGTGATGAAACTAATAACACAGGCGAAGTAATTGATAGAAATGAATTTATTGCAGAAATATTTGTTAAACCTGCAAGAAGTATCAACTTTATCACGTTATCTTTTGTCGCAACCAGAACTGGCGTTTCTTTTGAAGAAGTCGCAGGCGGTTAATAGTAGAGAAGGAGAAATAAAAAATGGCAAACATAAATGACTTCAAAGCTAAACTTGCTGGCGGTGGCGCAAGAGCCAATCAGTTTAAGGTAACAATGCCTTTCCCTGGTTACGCACAAGTTGGCGGAGAAATAGAAGACTTAGCATTTCTATGTACATCAACATCTATTCCTGCAATGACAGTTGGTAATATCAACGTGCCATTTAGAGGAAGACAAATCAAAATCGCAGGTGACAGAACATTCGGAGATTGGTCTGTTACTGTTCTTAACGATACAAACTTTAAGTTAAGAAACGCTTTTGAAAGATGGCAAAATGGTATCAACAATATGACTGATGGTGAAGGATTATCAAATCCTGTTGACTATCAAGTTGATGTTTTTGTTGACCAGTTGGACAGAAATGGTAATACATTAAAATCATATACTTTGAGAGGTGCTTATCCTAACGAAATATCTGATATAGCTTTAAATTATGCAACAAATGATGCTGTTGAAGATTTTAGCGTTACGTTTCAATATCAATATTTTGAAACAAATACGACTACTTAAAACTTATATAAGTAGTATAATAGGAGAACTAAATTATGCCAGAGTTATTTGGATTTAACATTACAAGGGTTAAAAAACCTACCGATCCAAAACAACAATTCAGTATGCCCCAAGCGGATGACGGCACACAAGTCGTCGCCGCTGGAGGATTTTTTGGCAGCTACCTCGATATGGATGGTAGCGCCAAAACTGAGCAGGATCTAATAAGAAGATATAGAGAAATTGCTTTACATCCAGAATGTGATATGGCGATAGAGGATATCGTCAACGAAGCAATTACATCAAACGAAAATCAACAATCAGTTAAAGTAATTACCGACAAACTACCTTATGGTAGAGAAGTAAAGGTACGTGTAGAACAAGAATTTGCTGAAGTGTTACGACTAATGCAGTTTAACACAAGAGGGCACGATATTTTTAGAAGATGGTATGTAGATGGAAGAATCTTTTATCAAAAGGTTATTGACGCTGAAAACATTAAGAATGGTATTACAGAATTAAAATACCTTGATCCTAGAAAGATCAAAAAAATAAGAGAAGTAAGAAAAAGAAGACCAGAGGGAATGATCTCTCCAACAAACATTAATATTGCAGATGAAACTGTTGAATATTTTGTTTACAATGAGAGAGGTATATCAGGTGCAGCTGCTGTTCAAGGTATTAAAATTGCCGTTGACACAATTGCATATTGTCCGTCTGGATTAATAGATCAAAATAAAAATGGTTTAGTATTATCTTATTTACACAAAGCAATTAAACCTGTTA